TATCAAAAGTTTGATTATCCATAATAGGTAATTTATTTTCATTTAAATATTTTTCAAACATTTTCTAATCCGTAAATTCAACTTTCACTTTTAAATTTCCTAATTCTTGTTCCATATATGTTATCCACTTAACTCTTTCAAGATTTATTATCGACCAACAAAAATACATAAATGCAATAAGAGTCCAAATTTTTATATTAGATTTCGCAAAAGCCCAAGCAAAATATAATGTTAAAGCAATTATTAAAAAATTAATAATTATCAAAAATCTACCCATTCAAAATAACTCTTAACTTCATTATCAAGTTTTACAACCCAATGAGCTCTTTTATCAATATCTTTTACATCTACAACTGATATGACTGATAGTTCTGAAATATTACAGAACAATGATATTTTCTTTTTTTGTTCATCAGTTAACTTTTTATCACATCTACACAATAAAACATCTGGTTGTATTCCTAATTTAAGTAATTCTTTTACAGAATGTTGAGTTGGTTTTGTTTTATATTCACTTGCGGCTGACAAATATGGAATAAAAGTTAAATGAATAAACATAACTTGTTTTCTTCCTAATTCATTTCTTAATTGTCTAATTGCTTCTATAAAAGGAAATCCCTCCATATCTCCAACAGTTCCCCCAATTTCACATATGATAAAATCACAATCTTTTTTCATACCATATTCATTCTCTTCTTTATTCTTTAAAATAAAATCTTTAATTTCATTTGTTATGTGAGGAATTATTTGAACAGTTTCTCCCAAATAACCTCCTGCTCTTTCTTTTTTCATAACATTTTCAAAAATTTGTCCTGATGTTGTGCTTATGTTTTTACTTTCAGATTTAAGATTAAAATAAGGGTCTAAAGTTTTTACTATAACTTTCAATCCTCTTGCTCTTAAAAGTGAAGTATAGGCTTCTGTTATAGATTCCTTCCCTAATGAAGAAACAACACCACCTGTTATAAAAATAAATTTAATCATTACATAAAACTCATTAAAGATGCCTTTTTTTCATAATCCCAATTCACAACTTTTAAAACTATTTTTAATGGGTCAGTAAATGTTTTTTCAAATTGCATTTCATAATCAATATAATCTTTTAAATTAAATTGTTTTGGTAATTTTGTCATAAAAGAAACAACATTACACTTCATAGGATTTGGAATTTTTAATAAAATATATTTAATTTTATCACCATTTTGTATAAATGGAAATCTATTTTCTAATTTTAAATCTTTTAATTTTTTATTATACACTAAAGCACCTTTAGTATGTATTGGAGTTCCACTTCTAAATATATCTTTACTATGAGAATATTTTGTCAAAAAATTACAACTTCTTGGAGATGATATTGTTTCTGGCATATAACTAAAAAATTTCTTTTTAAAATCACTAACAAAATTTATCAAATCATCTTGTGCTCCTGTTAAAATAATATCTATTGCTTTTCTAATTTCTCGCCTACATACTTCAGGTGTTGATGACTTAACTGCCTCTACACCCATAATTTTTAATTTAGGTTTTCTGTATCTTATTCCTTCTTCATCTAAAACATTTAGCATATATCTTTTCTTTGCAACCCAAATTCCTTTATTTGCAATAATTTCTCTTTTCATTTCTAATCGTTGTTGAAAAGCATTTGTATAACTGCCTAATTCTTTAAAACACTTATTAATAAATGGTTGTAATTTTTGTTCTACAACTTTATCTAAAAAATTTAATATTTTATTATTGTCTTTATCTTTACACACTTTTTCAACTAAATCATTCATCTTTACATAAACGGAATCTGTATCAGAAGCAATAATATAATTTTTATTATCTGTTTTTAAAATACTATTCAATAAAATATTAAGTTTTTTTTCAATCCATCTTATAGTTAATTGTCCACTTGTAGTTATAGCTTCTGCTTGTCTTTTATCAAAAAATCTAAAATATTGATTACCAATTGCACCATAAGCACTATTCAAAGATATTTTCTTTGCCCATTGAATATTAAAACATCTTGCGGCTTCTTTTTTATACAAATCATCATTAGTTTTATCATATTCTCTTTTTGCTTTTATTTCACCTTCTTTAAATTCTATTCTACTTTTATACATTTTATCCATAAGTTTTGCAAGAAATCCTTCTTTCTCTCTAGTAAAAACTGCACCATTTGGACAAATAGTAATATTATTATCTTTATAATATTTTGTATTACATTTTTCATCTAATAAATTTTGCACACTTATTCCTTCACGGTGCATACCTTTAATAGTTTCAGGAGAAATATTATACTGCATAATTAAATGAGGATACAAAGAATTAATATCAAAAGAAACTATCCAATCGTGTTTTCCTAAATCAGGTTCTTTCACATATGCACCTTCAATTTCTCTATCTTTTTTACCTTCAACTCTTGGTGGAATAACTTTATTTTCTTTTCTTAAAAAATTATAGATAATAACATCCCACATTCTAACTTGTGAATATACATCTATATAATTTACTTTAGCATCATAAGCCATAGTAAAAGTCAATTGTAAAAGTCCTAACTTATCTTCTAACTTGTCAACTAAATTTACATCTTGTATATTATATTCTACAAATCTTTGATAATCTTTTTGATAAAATTCTCTAAAAGTTTCATAAGGATTTTCTGTTTTTTCCTCACCTACTTCAGTTTTTCCAATATAACCTAAAGTATAGTTCTCTCTCTTTACAGGAATAAATCTTCTGTATAAATCCAAATAATCTAAAGTAGTAATACCTAAAAAATTATAAACCAAATTACTACGACCTGCAAGCATAATATTATCTGATACAACTCTTCCCCAAGGAGAAAAATTACCCAATACTTCATCACCTATAACAACTCTTATTCTATTAATTAGATATGGTATATCAAAAAACTTTACATGCCAACCTGTTACAACATCAGGTGGATTTTTAGACCAAAACTCTATAATTTTTTTTAATAAATCTACTTCATTCTTACATTTAATATAATCTACATTTAAATCTTTAGTAATAAAATCACCAACACCCCAAGTTATAATCTTTTTATTTTGATGATTTTTGATAGTTACACAAATTAATTTTTCAGCTGCTTTATTAATATCAGGAAAACCATTTTCACATTCTGTTTCAATATCTAATGTATAAATTTTTATATAATCTTTATTCCATTCAATATCATCTTGATACTCATCAGATATAAATTGATAAAGAAATCTATCCATACCATAAATTTTAACATTTGGTGTATCTTTATATTGTTTTAAGAAATTTCTAGCCTTATCAATTGAAGGCAATTGAATTTGTTCTACTGGTTCATCCTGTAAAGTGGTGAATGTAGTGTTATCTTTTTTAGATTTTATGAAAAGTGATGGTTGATAATTAATTTTTTTAGCAAAAGACTTTCCATCTTTAATACCACGAATTAATATCTTGCCACCATATTGCAAGACATTGGTGTAAAAGTTCATAATTTATTTCTATTCAGTAATAAGTTTCTTTTTAGGCACAACAACTCCTGTACCAACATTTGCATTATAACTATTTAAAATATCTGTTTTTGGATTCGCTGTAGTTACAACTTTATCTTTACTTAAAATAAATTCTTTATCATCTGAATAGGGTATATAGGGGGATAGGGATAATCTTATTGGACCGCCAGGTTTTGTTGCTGGCATAGGAACTATAACAAAAGCATTTTTTATTGTATATTCTTTATCATCACTTTTTATTATTTCACTAATAATATCAGCACCCATATCTAATCTCAAAATTTTTATATCTGCCATAATTATATATTATATTACTTATTCGGCCCTTTGTCAATAGGTCGTATTCTTCTACTTAAAACAAATGTTCTTGACGGATTTACTGATACATTCATTCTTCTTATTGTATTTCTATTAATCAATAAATCGGAATGAGAACGGACTCTTGCATCTAATCCAATTTCACAATCTGGATAAACTCCACCATTAAAAATAACATCTAAATGTATTACAGGTCGTCTTTCTGTAACATCATCATTATCTCCAGCAGTATTTGCTCTATAAACTTTACTAATATCTTGTAATTTACTCTTATATCTTTTCTTATTATATGTCCAATAAACTTCTTTTTTTTCTGTATTTA